GCGGTCCTGACCGAGGCGGACCTGGCCAGGGCGGACCTGATCGGGGCGGTCCTGACCGGGGCGGACCTGATCGGGGCGGTCCTGACCGGGGCGGACCTGATCGGGGCGGTCCTGACCGGGGCGATGATGCCGTCTCCGGTCCAGTCGGCCACGCTGCAGGAGGCTGCGGAGAATGTGGCCGACTGGCTCCGTGGTCGGTGGGTCCAGGAGTGCTGGATCGAGACGCCAAGCGGCGCTTACGCCGGAGATTGCCGGGCGTGCCTGCACGGCGCGGTGGTGTACATGGGCGGTCCGTTCGGGCCTGAGCTGTCGCGCCGGCTGGATCAGGCGGGCTACACCACCAAGTGGAACGACGCGGCAGATCGCACGGAAGAGCAAGTCTGCGCGGCGCTACGGGAAATCGCAAGCACACGTTGATGGATTGATGGAAAGCGCTGAATGCAAGAGGGTCACGGCTTTACTGGAGAGCCTCCCCGATGAGGCCAAAATTTTGTTGGAAAATTCCGGGCGGGTTGCCGAATGAGCTAGGGGCGAAACCAAGGCAAGCAAAGGAGGATTAACCATGAAGCTTTATATCTGGGAGTGTACGGGTGGTCGGATACTCGCCATTGCACACGACCTCGACGAGGCCAAAGCGGTGGTGTTCAGGAAGTGGAAGGACATGGACGAAGATGATTTCAAGGACGCTGACGGTTTCGAGGAGGCTCCGCAAGTAATCGACCTGGGGCCAGTCGCTCTTTGGGCAGGAAACTGAGGTAGCTGTTAACCACAAGGAGTTTGTTATGTCTTATGCCGATCAGATTGTTTTTGGCGTGGAGCTGGAATGCCTGCTGCCGCACGATGATGACACCAACATCGGGTCGTATCATTCAGGACGCCTAGTCCCGTGGCTTCCTGAATGGAACGTCCAGAACGATAGTTCCATCTCAGGCAACGGCAGGGCGGCGGAATTTGTCTCACCCAAGGGAGTGACACTCGACCAGGTTCTGCATGCGGTCAGCTCGATCCACGAGCGCGGAGCGTTCGTGAATTACTCGTGCGGATTCCATGTGACCTGTACGTTTCCTCACACAAACGGCCAGGCGATCGCCAGGCTGGTCACGATCGTGAGCAACTTGGAACGCGGTATCTTCGCGTCCACAGGGACGCTGTGCAGGGAAAACGGCACGCCCGATTGCGCGTCGTACTCGAAGGGAATCAAGCAGTACGACAACGTGCGGTATGCCATGCAAATGTGCCGGAACGACCGGCGGCATATCTTGAACCTTCGCCACATTGCCGTTGGCAATAACAGGATCGAGTTTCGGGGGTTTGCCGGCACGTTAAACCGCCACAAAGTCCTCGGCCACATCATGACCTGCCTGGCCATTGTGGAGTTGGCCCTGACTCGCCGGAAGAAGATGCGCTGGACCTACACCAAGAAGTCCGACGGGCGATCGCCTTGGGACAGGACCGGCAGCGGCAGCGGTGAGACGGAACTCAATCGGATGTTTTACGTCTTCGGCTGGACCAAGGGCCATGCCAAACCCGTCGGGATTCCCTCGACGGTCGATCAGGCGGACGTGCTTGCGGTGAAGGCCATCCTCAGAAAGATGGCTCGCAAGTATGACCAGCGCCTGTTTGACATGGCGCACGATTCCTCTGATCCCGACCCTTCTGTGTAAGACTCACTCTCACAAGGAGATTCTCTATGTGCGGTATCTTTGGATTCATCAGTAAGCAAGGCCGACCCATTGACCTGGCGATTGCCAAGCGCGTCGCTCGCGATACGGAAATTCGCGGCAATCACGCCTTTGGATTCGCCTGGATCGGCGCGGACGGGAAAATGCACGTCTTCAAACGACCCGGCCCGGCATCCGCCAACCTGGACGATCTGGATCGTGCCCGCGATGCGGTGGCCCTGATCGGACATTGTCGCTGGGCCACGCATGGCGCAGCGGATGACAATCGGAACAATCACCCGCATCCCTGCGGCAAGGGCGCGCTGGTCCATAACGGCGTGATTCGCAACCACTTCACTCTGGGCGTGGGGCTGACTCGTGCCACGGAGTGTGACACGGAGGTGCTGTGCCACTTGATCAAGGGACGCGGCTGCAACCTGACGAACGTGGTGGAGGCGATCAACGCCAGCCACGGACCGCTGGCGATCCTGGCACTCTGGAGAAAGCCCATCCGGCTGGTGGTCGCCAAACGAGGCAACCCGGTATTCGCCAGCCAGGTCAAGTACGGCGTGTACTTTGGCAGTCGCTACCAGGCCCTACCGGGGAAAGACCTGCGCGAGATGCACGAGAACAATGCGGCGGTCATTACCCTGACCACGCAGCTTGAAATGGAGACGCGCGAGCTGGCCCCCGACCCGGATGACTTCCGGACGTCCTGGTATCGACATCAGAATTGGGGTCAGATTTGCATCTCATCGCATGTACCCGCTTCCCCTCGGTCGTGGTCGCCTGAACCGACCCGGCCCAAGTGGGAGACCGAGCCGACCCGGCCCAAGTGGGACGAGTACACCGACGATCATCGCATCGTCTACCAGCAGGAATGGGATCGGATGCTGGATGAAGAGGAAGAGGAAGAGAGGAGCCGATCATGATGCAAACTATTCGCTTCCAGGATGTCAGGCCCAATGACCGGATTAACTGCATGGGCCTGGAGGATCTGATCGTATTGGATGTGAAATTCGTAGAGCACGGCGCTCGCCATGAGGTACTGATCTACGTCGACGACAACCAGGTCATCCGTGGATCGGTGAACCTGATGCTGGAACGCCATGCCAGCCCCTGTGAATGAGAAAGGAAAGAACCTATGGCCGGCAAGTCGTGTGTTTTGGCGTCCCGTCACCTGTCCTATGCATTGGAGAAGCTGAGCAAGAACACCCTCATTGATCTGGTCGTCGACATGACGCGCGGCACAGTTGGGGAGAATGCCAGCGATGTCGTGATTGCCCGGAGCCTCCAGCCGTTCATTGACGCCGTGCTTCGCATGCGCAGTGATCGACCTATGTCACTTGAGGCGGCAGTACAAGCCTTGATCACAAGCGACGAGAGGTATCGAGCACTTCACAATTAGGAGAACGGGCAGACGTCAGCCCGGAAAATTGTTGGAAAACTTTGGCCCGGTTGCCGAATGAGCTTGGGGCAAACAACCAAAACGAAAGGACAGGAACATGAAACTATTCGTTTGGAAGGACGTGCTAAGAGACTATACCAGCGGCATGATGTTTGCCGTGGCGCACGATCTCGAAGAAGCCAAAGCCGAGTTGCTCAGGCAGCTCAGTGATTATGAGGACTATGACATCCGTGCCGATCTGGCAAAGGAAGTGCAAGTGATCGACTTGGAAGGACGGACGGAACCGGTCGCTTTTTACATCTGGGGTGGTGGTTGACAAGAGACCAAAGCCAGTAGATCCGTTCGCGTTTGTCCGGGACGAGCATGCGTTGCTAGTCAGAGCCATGTTAATTCTTAACTAAGGAGTCCGAAAATGACACACAAGATGCCCGCAAAACTCTTCTGCTTTCATTTCATCCGTGTTTCTGATTTCAACGACACCTACAAGTTCGTGGTGCACGTTGCGACTGACGGCTTCGAGAGCCAAGTACATAAGGCGTGGCTACTGGCCATTGAGAGGGCAAATCGAATGGGTCCGCACGACACGAAGTCACTCACACTACGCAGTTGCGAAGAGGTCGCTATCGCGGCTGCAAGGTGTTCAGAATAGATCAAACACAAGGAAACACCCCATGACCACCATCAACATCGAACAGCTACTCCCCTGGTCACCGCCCAAACGAGTGGACACCAGACTCGGACCGCGCAACCTGCGCACCGCCCGTCCCACGGAACAGTTCTGGGATGCCTGGCGGGCCGGCAAGAGCGTCTTGAAAGAGGCCGGAGTATCTTGCGGGAAAGACCGTGACGGACAATGGGAGGCCACGTGGTGGCTGCCTGTCGGCAATGTCGAACAAGCCACGGCCCAGGCCAGCCGCGCCACCGACTCAGCGGTCGAGATTCCCAAGCCCGACGGCCTGGAGTATCTGGGCTACCAGAAGGCCGGGGTCATGTACGCCATCGATCTCTTTCGTGAGGGGAATCGGGCCGTGTTGATTGCGGACAGCATGGGGCTGGGAAAGACGATATCTGCCATAGGGATTATCAACTATTGCCCCGACATCCGCAAAGTACTCGTGATCTGTCCGGCCAGCTTGCGGATCAACTGGCAGCGAGAACTCACCAAGTGGCTAGTCCGACCCATGACGATTGGCATCACGAACGGCGGCGGGAAAGAGGACTGGCAGCCTGCGGATATCAGCATCATCAACTACGACGTGGTGCAAAAGCACCGTCCCGCCATCGACCGGCACGGACCGTATGACCTGGTGATCCTGGACGAATCCCACAAGCTCAAGAACCACGAGGCCAAACGCACCCAGGCCGTCTTCGGCAAGTGGAGCAAGGACACCGCCAAGCGCGTCCCGCCCATCAACACCAAGAGATTACTGGCCCTGACCGGCACGCCGATCTTGAACCGTCCCATCGAACTGTATACGTTCCTGGCGTATGCCGATCCCCAAGGTCTGGGTCGCTCTCGCATGGGCTTTGCCAAGAAGTACTGTGCCGCGAAGCACAACGGGTACGGCTGGGACTTTAATGGCTCCAGCAATCTCCCGGCTCTGCAACAGTCCCTCAGAGGTCGATTCATGATCCGCCGTCTGAAGTCGGAGGTGCTGGCCGAACTCCCGCCCAAGCAATATCAGGTCATCGAACTGCCGGCCAACGGCGCTGTCAAGGCCGTCGCCAATGAGCTGGCCGCCATGCAGGCCCACGAGGAGCGTATCCTGGCGCTGCAGGCAGCGGTGGAACTGGCCAAGGCGAGCGACAATCCCGGCGAGTATGAACAGGCGGTGCGGGCCCTGCGCAGGGGCATCCTAGCCTCCTTCACGGAGATGAGCGCCGTGCGGCACGAGACCGCCTTAGCCAAGATTCCCTACGTTGTGGAGCATTTGGATACGGCCCTGGAAAGTGGCGGGCCTGTCCTCTGCTTCGCTCACCACCACGATGTCATCGACTCGATCGCCCGATCGTTCGAGGGACGCTGCGTCACGCTCACAGGCGACACGCCAATGGCCGCCCGGCAGCAGGCGGTGGACGACTTCCAGGCCGGGAAGTTCGACCTGTTCATCGGCAACATCCAGGCCGCTGGCGTGGGGATTACCCTCACCAAAAGCTCCCACGTGGTATTCGCGGAGATGGACTGGGTGCCTGGCAACATGGAGCAGGCCGCCGACCGGGCGCACCGCATCGGCCAGACCGAGTGCGTCCTGGTCCAGTATCTGGTCCTGGAGGGTTCCCTGGACGCCACAATGGCCCGGTCGCTTGTGGAGAAGCAGCGAGTCATTCGTCAGGCCCTGGACGCGCCGCCGGAAACCGGCACGGACGTCCTCTTGTCTCGCGAGCAGCCTACCACGGTCGATATCCCTCTGGCGGAAGTAGTGGCCCAAGCGAATACCATGACCGACGAGCAAGTGCTGGCTGCGCACTTGTGCATGCGCATCCTGGCCGGCCAGTGCGACGGGGCACTGACCCTTGACGATCGCGGCTTCAACAAGATCGACACGTATATCGGCAAGTCACTGGCCAGCCAGCCGTCGCTGACGAAACGGCAGGCTGTGCTGGCCCGGCGGCTGGCCACGAAATACCGCAGGCAGCTTGGCCAGGAACTGGTCGAAGCGGCTGGCGGGGTATGGAAGGATTAGTAACTCGAACGACGCGGCAGATCGCACGGAAGAGCAAGTCTGCGCGGCGCTACGGGAAATCGCAAGCACGTGAGGCCGGAATTTTGTTGGAAAAGAAATTGGCAGGGACTTATGAGCCAAACCAAGACCTACCGTAATGGCAGCTTGCGAGTTGAGTTAGACAAGTCGCAAGTGTTCCCCAACGACCCAGGCCAAGGCACACCCGCAATGGTTTGCTTTGATGGCGCTCGTGATCGCTACGCTTCCACGTACTGGTGCGCAGTAGGCGAGGGTGAGTTATTGCATGAGCGCACGGGTGCGACGAAGCAACTGACCGACAAGCAAATGGAGTGGTTGGATGGTCTGGAACCTGAAATAAGCGAGTTCCTCTACGGGGAGTAAACATGCGAATCTAGAGAGTGACCGTGAGACCGGAATTTTGTTGGAAAACTTTGGCCCGGTTGCCGAATGAGCTAGGGGCAAACCGGGCTTAACACAAGGAGAACGAGAATGAAACTGACACACAAGACGACCGACCATGAAATTGAATCCAGTGCGATGTCCTTGTGTGGTAACGTCGCACCCTAACACGATAAGGAGAAAGACCATGATACGCACTATCGAAGACGCCGTGGACGCTCTGGGTCGAGTACGCGCCAGGATGTCGCGGCTGGCCAAGATTGCCGCGAACCTGGAGGACATGCTCAAGGACTCCGGCAGGGAAGCCATCGACGGACGATGGTTCCGGGCGACCGTCAGTCGCTACACTTCCGACGTAGTCGCATGGAAGAAGGTCGCCCTGCGCGCCGGAGCATCGCAGCAACTGATCACCGCGCATACCAAGGAGACTCCCAAGACGACGGTCAGGGTCAATGCTCTCTTGAAGACCGCGCGCCCCGCTTGCCCGCTCAGAATACTCCCACTACTAAGGAGAATGCAAGTATGACAGATCGAGAACGACAGTTCGCTGCATTGGGTTGGCACTATGCCGAGGGAATTGACTCGGCAGACACCATCACTGTTCCGCACACTGGTCGCGAGATTCGCCGCACCGAGCACGGCTGGGAGTGCCAGCCGTGGAATGACAACTACTGGCAGGAATTCGCGGACCTGCTGGATGCGGCTAAATTCGCGACCCCACCCGGTACGAAAGGAGAATGACCATGAAACGCAGAACACTGCCTGATGGCCGCTGGTTCGACTTGGACACGGCCAAGTCCTTTGATGAGGACACGTATTGGAACGGCCACAACCACATCTCGGTCGCTACAGGCTCGCAATGGGACCACGAATGCCTGTACCGCACGGCCAGTGGCTTGTGGGTGCTGGAGCAGACCAGCGCCTACCAGCACGTCCAAGACATGTACATGCAAATCGACAATGACGCTGCGGCGCGCTGGCTGGTGCGAAACGGCCACAAACCGCACCCGGCATGCGCGGAGGAATACGCCGCGCTCGAGTTGTAGTATCCCGATCAGCGGGTTACGACTAGCACCAACGACATCACTCATGCTATATTGACATGACACAAGAACCACGAGGATGCCGTACACTTCGGTCACGCGCGACCACATTACAGCGCTTCCGAATCTCGGCTCGCCATGCGCGAGCTACCTTGTGGGCGGCGGGAGGGGGTGGCCCCTCCCGCCGTTTTTTACATCTGGCCTAGAATAGCGCGACCTAACCACAAGAGGTTTCAATGGCAACTCTAGCCCCCACTGCCTGCGCGGACACCTACCACGAAGTCGCGGATTTACTCCGCAAGATCGCCTGGGACTTCCACAGACGATTTGGCGGGGACATCGACGAACTGATCGCCGATGCGAATTACCATTTCATGCACGCCTATCTGCATCCCACCTTCGATAGCAGCCGCGCCAGGTTCAGCACTTGGATGGCCCATGTAGTCTGGCGGCAACTCGTCAGGGACCGTAGGCGGCGAAGGAAAGTCCTGTTCTGTTCTGACTTGGAGGATGTTCCCTGCCAAGAGGATGCCTGGTCCCTCAGCCAATTTGCGGAGGGCCTGTCGGCTGATGCCGGCACGGTCCTGGAACTGATACGAGAAACCCCCCAGGAACTGCAAAGCGTGCTGTTTGATGGGACGCCGTCCCGCAATCAGAAACGACTCAGCCAGTACCTGACCGAATCACTGGGCTGGACCGCCGAGCGGATTCATGAGTCATTCCGCGAGATTACCGTCGCACTACTGTAGGCCATGCGCGGCCACGACATATGCTATTTTAGGCCATGCCCGGCCACATTGCAATAATCGTGAGGCCAGGATTTTGTTCAAGGAGTACCATATGCAACTACCCCGTATCATTACCCACAAGAACATGGGGCCGCTTCTCAAGGCCCTCTCCAAAGATCCATACCTCCGATGCGGCAGCAAGCGCCGACACGACCCTGACGATTGGTTCTGGCAACAGGTCGTCTTGGAAGTGCCCACGGGAGAGCTTTGCGAGGATGGATTGAAGACCCTCGCTCTTGCTGGCACGGGGCACCACCAGAGTGTCCTGCCTCTAAGCGGCAAGGAGGGCTTTCTCGCTCAAGGGCTGGAGGGCAAGGTCATGATTCGTAAACCGCTGTTCAATGCACTCATGAACCTGCGTGATCTTATTCCCATCAACAGAGGCCGCATTCTCGTGGGTTGACCCCATCCAAGGAAAAGGCCATGCGCGGCCGCCTCTCTATGATAGCCCTACGAAACTACCAACGGCACGCGGTCGACCGAATCGAGGGGCCGTTGAACTACCGCGCCCTGCTGGCATTTGACATCGGCCTCGGCAAAACCGTGACAGCCCTGGAGCTCGTTCGCAGGCACCCAGACATTCTTCCGGCAATTGTGGTCTGCCCGGCCTCGGTCAAGCACCACTGGGAACAAGAGACAATGGCTCATCTGGGCCTGCAAGCTACGATCCTGGATACCCGCACCCCTCCCACACAAGCCGGACTGCACGGCCCTCTCAAGATCGCCATTATCAATTTCGACATCCTGCCGTACTGGATTGACTGGCTGCGCAGCCTGGAACCCAGACTCGTGGTCATCGACGAGATCCAGAACCTTGGAAACCATACTGCCAAGCGCACCAAGGCCGTGCGCAAACTATGCGATGCAATACCTAATATCCTGATGCTGTCCGGCACGCCGCTGTTGAACCGGCCTATTGAACTCTGGCCCGGACTAAGCATCCTGCGTCCCGACCTGTATACCAGCCGCTGGAGTTTTGGTGAGCGGTTCTGTAACCCGCGTCTGGTGTTCGGGCGGTGGGAATTCAAGGGAGCCAGGCACCTGGATGTGCTGCACCGAGAGCTGGTCCAGGACGTCATGATCCGCTGCCGGCTGCGGGATGTACTCTCTGAACTGCCAAGACAATCCAGGCACGTCCGAGTGCTGCCGCTGTCCGATCCCGGCCTCTATCGACGCGCGGAACGCGGGTTTCTGGATTGGGCAAAGAGTGCCGGATACAACAAAACGAATGGAAATCACCAAGCAGACCGACTGCGACTTATGTCGCACCTGAAACAGCTTGCGGCACGCCTCAAGCTGCCAGCCGTGCTGGAGTGGGTGAACCAGATGCTGGAGGAGAGCAATGAGAAACTCGTCCTGTTCTGCTGGCACCGCAAGTGCGCCGCGGCCCTGCAAAAGGGCAGTCGCGCGAAATCCGTGGTCATCACGGGAGAATGCAATCGGCACGAACGACAACAGGCCATCCGCCAGTTCCGCAACGACAGCCGGACGCGAGTGTTTATCGGGAATATCAAGGCCGCCGGCGTCGGGCTGGACGGGCTGCAGATTGCCCAGACGTGCGCCTTTGTCGAACTGGCCTGGACGCCTGGAGCACATTCCCAGGCCGAAGGACGATTAAATCGTATGGGCCAGGAACGTCCGTCCCGAGCCTATTATCTGGTGGCAGCCAATACGATCGAGGCGACATTACTTCAACTCCTTCAATCCAAGCAGGGAGTGATCTCTGCCACCCTGGACGGAGGGCCGCAAGACAACGACCTGGACGTGTTCAACCGGCTCGAGGCGGAACTGACGTCAGATCATGCACGACCACATTAAGACGATCACGTCAGGCCAAAATTTTGTTGGAAAACCGCCGACCAATTGCCGAATGAGCTTGGGGCAAACCGCTTATTACCGAGCGAAACCATTCCCAACCAAAGGAGACCAAAATGAAGTCGCAACACAAGTTCGTATTTAAGTGCTACAACGACACCCAATGCAACCAGATCGCCATGCTGAAGGCGATGGACGACCACGACCTAATGAAGATGCTCTGTGAGGCAAACCAACTAGCAGCGGCTATCAGCAGCATACTGGAGCGATCAAGTAAAAAAAACTGCCCGGTTGCCTGTTGAATCGGGACCAAGTCATTCCCAATAACGAAAGGGACTATCATGCCAATGGAACTTGGGACAGCTCTTCGTCAGATTGCCGATGACATGAG